CGATTTGCTCGCAAACTCGTCACTTGAACAAAATTGAAGGGACAGGGTCTGTTAAAATGCCAAATTACCTGGCATGATGGCAACCATCAAAACGGAGAGATGCCGGAGCGGCTGAACGGACCGGTCTCGAAAACCGGAGTAGGGGCAACTCTACCGGGGGTTCAAATCCCCCTCTCTCCGCCACTATTCAAGCACTTACCCTTCCTGTTGTCAGTGACACACATCCCGTTGAGAAAAAATGAGAAAATCCAGTGAGAAAAAATAGCGCCAGAGTAATGTCTGACGCTACGGTGTTAATCACATTTTTCTGTTCAGGGTAGGGCTTATTTTTACCTTTCTGTCGTAAACGAGAACCTGAGATTCTGTTTTGTGCCCACTGAATTTCTGTTTATCTCGTCCCGTACCTTCGTAGTCAGAAATGCCTTTAGCCTTCAGATCATGAAATGTGCAATCCAGAGGCCTTCCGAGATAGTTCGCGGCCGCTGTTCTTGCTTTTCGCCATGCCTCGTTAAACCCCTTGTAAGAGTAACGCTCTCCATACATGGTTTTAATAACTGACCCCGTTTCCCCCCACAACCTGCAAATATCAACTGCCGCGCGCAGGCGATCAGTCCACGCTTTGATCTGCTTAACTCCCGTCTTGCCCTGCTGAATAAAAATTCCCTTATCCATTATCTGCGGCCAGTCCATTTTCAGTACATCGGATACCCTTGCTGCACACAAATAAGCTATTTCCATCGCGGCTTTTACTGGCTCACTGGCGTGTTCATAAATCGCCAGGTATTCTTCGTCTGTGATATAGCGATCACGCTGTGGTTTGGGAAACTTGTCCACTCCTACACATGGATTTCCAGGAACGAAGCCGCGTTGATAACCCCAGCGATAAACGCGAGACATCGAGCTATGTTCATGGTTGGCCTGGACACGGCTTTTCTTTCCTCTGGCATCCATGTAGCGTCTGACATGTTCTGGCTTAATGGTTTTAGCCTCAGCCTCACCGAAAACGGCCAGCAGATATTTTTCATGTGCCAGATAGTCTTTCTGTGTTCGCGGGGCTAGATCTGAGTAATCCGTGCTGTTGAGGAACTTCTTCCACAATTGGGAGAAGGTAAGAATATTTTTCCTGCCTTCAACCACCTTCTCGAAAGCGATCCATACCTCTGATTTTGAGGCGCCGGCAGGTGCCAGTTTTTCTGTTGTTCCACCTGGTTTCCAGTAGTAACCAGAAGGGCGAAAGAAAACGCCCTTTGGCATCCACTCGTTACCGGGTGCGCGTTTGCGACCCATAATTTCACTCTATTGCGTTAAAGTTCATGCCCGGAGTGGGCAGGGACCCTGCTGGTGGATTTAACCTGAATGGGTGATTTATATGATACCAGGTTGTTTTTACCGCACCGTCCCGGCGTTCAATGAAATAAATACCATTCTGGGTTAAGACTTCTTTTTGCCGAGCCTTCTGTGGTGATCCAGTAGCTTCAGCAAGTTCGTCATCAGTCAGGAAGCGATCGCTCATGAGTCGTTCTCCACGTAGCCCGGCTGCACCCGGGCTGTAACATCAAATATCAGTGCTGGTGGCTGAATGCAATGGTGATGCAGCGAGCATCTTCTGATAAGCGGCATCCATTGCTGTAAATGAACCCGTTAGCCCAAGCAGAAGAAGCATCGCTTCAGTCGGTTCTTTTGGTACCAGTACATAGCCATCCGGAATTACTGGAGAGCTCAACTCATCACGATTACTTACAGGTTGGCTACCTTTGGCGTCGCGGCAGACATCTGGAGGAGTAAACCCGATAACCTGATCGCCCTCGGTCACCAGGCGAATTAACATGGCCAGGTTATCGATCAGCTCGTATTCAACCTTGTTCCAGTCCCCACGCCCTTCCGTGTAGTGGATAACCTCTTTAATAACCTCTCCGCTTTCTTCTGCCACTTTGTTCAGTACATAGTTCGGTTGCTGGTATTTGCGCATTGCTTTATCAGCACGCAATCGCGCTGCTGAAACGAGCGATGAGAAGTAATCCTCCGGCGCTGGCGGGGCGGTAACTTTACGGCGTTCCTGTAGCTCTGTGACCAGTTCGAAAATCGCGGCATGGTGCGAATATTCCGGCGCATCTTTCGCTGTTTCGCTCATTGAAATTTTCGCCTCTGCCTTCCAGGCGCTCAGCGTTTCGTCTGTTAGTTTTAGTTCTAGCTCTTTCCCTGGCTCAGCGGTTAGCGCTGCCAGCGCGATTTCATTAATGCGCAAATCCATTTCAATATCTCGCAGGATTTGACTATCATGCACAAAACTCAACGCGTAACGCGCTGACGACTCCTGTTCTTCCAGGCGCTTGATTAACTGCTCTTTGGTGAATCTGGTAGTGGTCATGCTGCACCCCCTTCTTCGATACGGGCTCGCACCCACGCAACCCGCAGAGGGTTCAGGTAGCAGGTGGCTTTATTCCGCTGATATTCATGGTTTGTCTTATTGGCATTGAACGGCAGAGTGGTACTCAAGCCGGCCAACTTAAACGATTTGTGGAGCTCTCTCTGTGCCGGTGCTGTTTCGATCCCGAGGCGGGTACAGTAATCGAATAGGTTGGCGCACAACCCCTCACCACGGAGAAACTCTCCAGAATTAGCGCCACCATCAAGCCACGCGGCATAGGCAGCATAGAATCTGCGCAACACTTCTTTTGCTGGTTCCATCTCACTCCCCCTTACCGATGCCAGCGGCGGGCACGTCGATGCCAGCAGCAGACAAAGCAATTCGGAACGCTTCCTTCAAATCTGCAATCTGCTTGTCTTTGGCTTCCAGCTCATCCAGCAGCGCCAGCACGGTGGCGGGAGTCATTTCAGCGATGAATTTCTTCTGCGCTTCGATACCTTTCGTGTAACGCTTTATGATTGCCAATTCTTTTGCGTCCACGGCTAATTGACGCAGCGTCTGTTTGTCGATTGTCATGCTGCACGCTCCTGTTTCTTCTGTGCTGCCGGGTTAATCCAAAGGCATTCTGTGCGCTGTACGGATCCAGAATGTCCATTTGCCGCCGTGGTGCGCGTCACTCGCTGCCAGCCCGCCAGCGCGTCGTTATAAAGTTCGCTGTCGTATCCGCAGACGACGACCATCCCCTGCAGGTCTTTAAGCGCGTCGAGTAGCTCAAGATGCTCTGCGTTTGTCATTTCGAACCGGTACGCGCTTGTTTTTGTCGAGCCTGTCCTGGTGTCGTGGACATACGGCGGATCAACAAAGTGGAGCGTGGTCGGCGTGTCGTGATCCTGCATGCACTGAATTGCCGGGCGGTTCTCCACGAGCACGCCAGCGAACCGGCTGGCAACCGCTGCCAGGTTGTCAGGCTGTCGTGCCCATACGCGCTGTGCGGTGCTGCTGTTACGTTTAGTATCGAGGCGGAAACCGGTACTCCCCTTCGTTGCTCCGGCACTCCCGAAGCCCATAGTCGCGCGAACAATAAGACGGCGGGCCTGTTCGACCGGGTCGCTGGTGGGTTCATAAGCGCACAGGAATTCGGCTCGGGAATAGGGCGTTAACGCGCACGCGTCTATGAGTGACTGGCTGGCAACCGGGTCGCGCAGAACGCGGAACAGGTTGACCACATCGCCGTCGAGATCGTTATAGACCTCAGCTTCGCTGGGATCCTTGCGCAGCAGAACTGATGCAGCGCCGCCGTACGGCTCAACAAAGCAGCGGTGATCCGTGAAATGGCCGATAATCCACGGTGCAAGGCGGAATTTTCCGCCGTGGTAACGGATTGCCGGATGTTTGATACTGGCGCTCATTGGGAGTCCTCCTTGCGAAGCTGGGCGGCGTAGGCGCGGAGCATTCCAACTGCGTGATGAGCTGGCGCTGTGTCTGCCATCAGCGTTTTAATGCAATTGATTGCTCCATCCACACCCTGCGCCCGCACTTCAGCCAGAAAAGCGTCCGTAGCCGGAAATGCAATTTCCTCTGCGCATGGAATTACCTCTCCATAAATTCGCTCCATTGCTTCATCCCAGCCATGACGCATGGCCTCGTATCGGTCAGTAATGCCACGATCTTCCAGCCCGCAACCCATGCCCTCATCGTGGTACTGTGGCTCGTTATCAAGGTCAGTTACAAAGCCGACAATCTTCTTCAGCCCCGCATTCTCCGCAGCCAGTGCCAGGCATTTCGCTTCCAGTTCTTCATAACTCGGCTTCATTTTGCACCTCTCAGCATCGCATTCAGCCACTTGTTGTTCTGGAGTCGTGTTTTCGTATCGAAAGAGTCACGCATGAGTAACTCCTGCTTATCTGGCATTGGCTTGAAGCGATGATTAGCAACAATTTCGTATGGGAAAATACCGGTATCGTATGTACGGACTGACATGATTAATTCCTCTATGCGCGACGCAGACGAATTCCTTCCCTCTTAGCCATTTGGCGAAGAGATTCATATGAGCGGTTGATTTGTCTGGCGATGAGTTTTGTGTGGATGGTTCCGGCGAGCTTTCTTACGGTATTTATTTCTGGTTCTGACCAAGGCCTTCCGTGGCTAAGTTGGTTGTGGCGTAGTTCGTAGGATTCTTTACGCTTGTACATTTCCTTCAAGTTCCTTCTTGCGAGTGTTGTACACATCGTCAAGCTTGCCAATTAGCTCTGCGTCATCGCCAATAGCACCTTTTGCTCTGGTGTGTGCTGCTTCGAGCTTTACCAAATCCATGGTTAAGGCGTTAGCGGAGAACCAGTTCAGTACTGATTCTGGAGTTTGCTGTGGCTTTACTTCTAGTTTTCGTACTCGGTGCTCCTGGCGCTTACCGCGCGATACTGACAGCATCATTGAGAAATCTTCCTCAACGTCACTCATTGCATGAATCTTGATGCCACCTACCGCAACTCCACCGAATCGCACAGAAGCGTCACCAACTAGCGTAAGAGAGCGTCCGACCCACGAATGACCATCAGCACCCCACCCACCGATTAAAACGCGACGCATTGATTTAGACGGCTTGTATGGGCGTCCATCGAAACCTTCAAGGTCGATAAATACTGGCTGCTCTGAATTACCTGCTCGAACCGCTTTAATAACAGCTGTGATGCTCTGCGTCTGAACATCCTCGAAGTTAATTTGGTCTGACTTTGGAATGATTGTGCGTGAAAGGTCCATTAGAGAATAACCTCATCTGAATATTCATCATCCAGCAGATATGCCGGAACGTTAATTTCATTGGATGGAAGTACAATTCCTTCGTACTTCAGAGAGTCGTTTTCTTTGCAGGCAACGAGCTTGTCTAATGCTGCATACATTTCGCGATAGCCAAGCTCCAGCGATTCTTCACCGATGTAGTACATGCAGTTGCGATATGGCGGAGAGTTCTCGATAGCGAAGAATGCGAACTGGTTGTATTCGATGCCAGTTGTGAGCTTGAGAACGTAGAGATAAAAGGCTGCCTGAATGTGGTATTTATACTGACCAAAAGCATTACTGAATCCGCGTTCAGAAGCGTCTCTACAGCTCTTAACGTCTAGAGGGTAGGCGAGAGTATCAGACAGTCTGTCGAATCGGCATTTGAGCATCAGCCCTGTTTCTGGACACTCTGCAAACATGGATACCTCAGAACATCCTGTGGTGTTCATGTAATCTATGAAATCATTATTCATCCGTGATGATTCGTACATCTTCTGGACAGTATCCACCTCGCTGCCAACCAGAATAAAATCAGCCGGAAATTGCTTTGCGACCTCCTTATACTCCTTGCTCGCCCGAGAGGTTATTTCACTGTGTTTTGCATACTTGTACCGGTACACATCAGGCTCAAGCAAAGCAGCATGAATCGCACTTCCAATGTGCGCTGATTTACTTCCAGTGAATTTGTTGAAGAAGAGATTTGCTGGACTAACGCTAATAGCCTTAACAGATGTTGAACCTATAGCCTCATCAGCATGGTAATCCTCGTTAGGCATTCCATAATAAACTCCAGGCTTCATGCCGCCTCTCCATAAACATGTCTGCGCTTGAATATGCCGAACGCATACTCAGCCTTAACTCTTTCTGTAATTGCATCCCAGAACCACTCAGCGGCCTTCTCCTGATAGTTGCAGTCATCATCCTCTAACCAGTCGATGGCGTCCTTTGTGTGCTCGTCAGGTTTATAGGAGCGAAGCATTTCGCTTATTGGGTCGCAACGTTTGCAAAGGCGATTAACTTCACTGTTAATTCGTTCGTAATCTTCATCGCTAAGGTTTGCGATGATTTGCGATATTTCACGTTTATCATTCAGAGTCAGAATCATCATCGTTCTCCTGTTCTTTCTGCTGATTGAGGATGTCTTTCATAAGGCGAATGAACGCATCGTCTGACCAGGTATCCGCAATGCTCACTAGATAATCTCCGGCTCGTTTTTATGGTTAAGCACAATATCTACCAGCAGGTCTTTAAGTGTCTTAGCTTCGGTCAGTGTGTGGATGTGCAACTTTCCGTCTTTGTTAACTGATGCTCTCCATGGCTTTCCGTGGTGAATAACCAGCATTCCTGGAGTTACGCACTGGCGAATAACGGTTAATGTGTCTTGCATAACGCCTCCAGTTGCTTACGAACAGCGCGAATAAGACGACGAATACGTTTGGATAATTCGGATTCAGCGGGATAGAAAGCGGACATGACGCCGCTTCCCGCATAGCTGAGTTGCATCATGGGGAAGTTCCTTAAGTTGAATGTTGTTGTCATAGCGAAAGAGACTCGAATGAATCTCTGTTGGTATGAGGCAAAAAGAATGCCGCCCATATAGAGCGGCAAGACTATCAAGGGATGATTTCTCAATCTAACCAGACAGTTCTTCGTCTCCTGTCATGGTTACGAGCGATATTGCTCCGTGTATTCACTCACTGGAATGAATACACAGTGCTTATTCGCTTGGTGGTTCAGGTAATGGCATCCAGTGGGTTGCATAGCAAGTTAATTCATCACCATCAGTATCTCGGTCGTAGAAAAATTCATTAGAGCTTGTTAAATAAGCTAAAAGAATTTCACCAGGCTTTGTTGTATAAATTAAAATGTCGGTGTATTTTTCAGGCACCCGTTCAGTGCATTTAATCCACTCCATCACTCCTCCCCCAGAGCCTTGCTGATGGCTGCCTGTGCCTTTGATACTTCATCTTGATATTGGTCATTCCAGTTCTGCTTGTATGCCTTGTTTAGCATCAATTGCAGGGCATTCAAAAGGTCTGGCGCTGCTGCGATAAGATTTGCATCAGATGGGTTGTAAACGGTGTCGCAAATACACTCTCCATTCTGACCAAACGTGACCTCAATATGTTTCAGTGATTTATTGTTCCAGTGCTGACCAATAACATTTAGGTAGTGACTCCAACTTACTGATAGTGTTTTATGTTCAGATAATGCCCGATGACCTTGTCATGCAGCTCCACCGATTTTGAGAACGACAGTGACTTCCGTCCCAGCCTTGCCAGATGTTGTCTCAGATTCAGATTATGTCGCTCAATGCGCTGAGTGTAACGCTTGCTGATAACGTGCAGCTTTCCCTTCAGGCGTGATTCATACAGCGGCCAGCCATCCGTCATCCATACCACGACCTCAAAGGCCGACAGCAGGCTCAGAAGACGCTCCAGTGTGGCCAGAGTGCGTTCACCGAAAACGTGCGCCACAACTGTCCTCCGTATCCTGTCATACGCGTAAAACAGCCAGCGCTGACGTGATTTAGCACCGACGTAGCCCCACTGTTCGTCCATTTCAGCGCAGACAATCACATCACTGCCCGGTTGTATGCGCGAGGTTACCGACTGCGGCCTGAGTTTTTTAAGTGACGTAAAACCGTGTTGAGGCCAACGCCCATAATGCGGGCAGTTGCCCGGCATCTAACGCCATTCATGGCCATATCAATGATTTTCTGGTGCGTACCGGGTTGAGAAGCGGTGTAAGTGAACTGCAGTTGCCATGTTTTACGGCAGTGAGAGCAGAGATAGCGCTGATGTCCGGCGGTGCTTTTGCCGTTACGCACCACCCCGTCAGTAGCTGAACAGGAGGGACAGCTGATAGAAACAGAAGCCACTGGAGCACCTCAAAAACACCATCATACACTAAATCAGTAAGTTGGCAGCATCACCTAACATTTACTGTCCATGGACCTGGCGTATATTTCATATTCACCTCTGTGGCTTGCTGCCGTTTATTCCAATGCTTTTATGCACTGCTCGTGAGCGTAAATAGCTGGCGTCTCATGACCGTAATAAACTTCTCCGTTATCTCTTTTCCATTCACGAGCCAAAGAGGAACGAAAAGCCTCGCTCATGTGTTTTTTGCAAAGTTCGCATGGCCCAAAGTAATCACTGCTTCTACCGGTAGATTTCGTGATGCGGACAAAATTTCCAGTTGGAATGCCCATAAGATACCTCTGTGGCTTGCTGCCAAAAGAAGGCCGACTATGCGGCCTTTAGTTTCTCCAGCTCCCTGGCAATCATTGCCGTGGTTCTTATTGCCCATCTATCGACAATCTTTCCATCCTCTCTAACAAGAGCCATTTCCTCAGGTTTAACCATGCATTCAGCATCAAGCTTGCAGCCTTTACATTTTGGGAACTGGCTACACCACTGATTGGTGTCAATAGTCGTATTCATATGGGTAATCCTGGTATTGCTCCATAACGTCAGATGGATGGTCTTCAAATTCTTCAATATCTTCGTCCATCGCCTTACCCTCTGTTTGTATCGTGAGCTAATAAAAAGGCCGCCAGTTAGGCAGCCTGTTTGAAATATACACAGCATTAAAAATCATCCCAAATGACATAAGCCTCTTCAGGTCCGTCAATTTCAGCGTGACCCTTAAGGCCACATGAAGGGCATTCTGCCGCATCGTTAAAATTAATCATTCCCACTGGAGCGGAAGTGACCACATTGACCGGTGAGGCTCCACATCTAGCACAATCCAGCCATTCGATAGACCTCGCCTCTTTGTTTTCCATTTCCTCACCTCATAAGTTAATTAACGCGCCGTAACCGATTTGCAACTGCGATGGCCAGCGGCGTATAGCGCCACATCCGGCAAACATGCAGATCCGCCTGTATTGCTGTCACGCAGACTACCGAGCGAAGTGGCGCGGTCTACTCGTGACATATCATGCTTAACTCCCTGTAACGCATTCTGAGAAGCCTCAGCACGTCTCTTAGCAATCAGCTCACCACGCTTCAGATAACGCCGTGTAACGCTGTTGTGTGCGGTAAAGTTGGTCATACATCCTCCAGTGGTTGCTTTGGTGATGTGGTGGCTGGAGTCGAACCAGCTTCCATCGGTGCGCTACCGATTGGGTTACGCGCGTCTTGTGGTTAGTTATCTAGAATCTTCACCGCAAAACTATTCCCTAGCTCGCCGTTAAGCTTCACCACATCCCAAAGCAACTTCCTTTGGGCCACACTCTCGCAGTGGCGGCGCTCATGCCTTTGAGATGTCTGTCGCGTCATCGCCGCTTATGACCGGTGCGCGTCTGGCGTTCGCGCTGCTTTACCGGCATACCCTTTCCCTCATTAACCCTAACCAGCGGTATGTCGCAGTTCGGACCTGCGTCTGGCTCTCTCGTAGAGACTTGGGGCCACATCATGACTGTGGCTTATAAGTGCGGTCTAACCGCGTTAGTGCACCATTTCGGCACCTCCTGTTTGGTTAAACATTTTCTCTCCCACAAGGGCGGGAGAAGTAACCCCATCTATGTTAAAGAGCTGAGACTCAATTCCTTGTCTCGGTGGTGCGTCCTGCTGATGGGTTAAAATTACAAGAAAGATTGTATGTTGTAAACAAGAAATATTGTAATTAATGACGCAAAAAAACAAACTCCCTTGTTTTATAAGGAGAAATAGTTTGTTTTTTGGTTATGTGAAGAGGGTTACTTTTGGCAGTTACCTACAACATCACCAACGAAAGACTTTGTTGACGTGATCTGCTGCATGCCTGGTATATTCATAACCTTTGAATATAGAGCCTTTCCATCTGTAGTTATCGACCACGTTTCAACGGTAACACCATCTCCAGCCTGGTATAGGCCAACCATGGTAGTTTTTGTGACAGGAATATACTTCATATCATGAAGATAACCCGAGTTAGCTTCAAACACAGAGGCCTTTTCGCCATCTATGGTGATGTGAAAACTTGCAGATGTTGATTTGTCTTTTCCGTAGCTATAGCGATCTCCGCTCATTGCTCCATAGCCTTGCAGGTTTTCTACAATCCAGCATTCAGCTACTGAAGGCGCAGATATTACTAAAAGCGAAACTAACATAACCTTCTTGATCATATGAACCGTATCCTTGCTTCAACGACAACGCCTATAATTTTGCAGTTCCCATTAATTGGCATCATAGGCCACGCCGGGTTTAGGCCTTTAAGATATTTTTGACCACCGTCTATGACCAGCTTTTTAAACGTAGCTTCATTTGCATCCAATAGTTTTGCAACAACAAGGCTACCATTTGTTGCTTCTCTGCCTGTATCAACAAGTACTATGTGCCCCTCAGGGATGCTTGTCCCCACTGGTGATGTCATCGAGTCTCCTTCTACCCTTAACCAGAATCCATCACCAAACAGATTAATATCACTTTCATACCACTCTTCAATATCTTTTAGATTGTAAGGCTCACAAGCCTCTGACCATGCGCCAGCGCTAACTAAGCTAATCAATGGATATTTTCCTTTAGGTTCGTTTGGACCAACATACGTTATGTTTGATTCTGGAGAACCACTCAATAACCAATCGACACTTACTCCGAGAGCTGAAGCGAGTTCTGGTAAAAATCTTGGTCGCTTGGTCTTTCCATTTTCCAGTTGCTCAATTGATTGCTGGCTAGTTCCTACACGCTGAGCTAATTCTGCCTGGTTCAGTCCAAGCTGAATTCGTTTGCTTCTTACCCTGGAAGAAATGTTCATAACCTACCTCTTAATTTTCCTCCAATGGTTACAAGAAAACCTGTATTTGACAAACAAGTTAGTTTGTATAAGAATACAAGAAAGTTTGTTGAAGGAGGCGATATGCAAACTCTATCGGAACGCCTCAAAAAGAAACGTGTAGCTCTAAAGATGACTCAAACAGAGCTGGCAATTAAAGCAGGCGTAAAACAACAATCAATTCAGTTGATTGAAGCAGGAGTAACAAAACGCCCACGATTCTTATTTGAGATAGCAATGGCTCTTAACTGTGACCCCGTATGGTTGCAGTACGGAACCAAAAACGGCAAAGCCGCTTAGTAACACCGCTCTTTAACAGTTCTGGTCATCTTCTCCGCCCGTGTGGAGATAACACAACGCATCAACCGATGCGTATTCAACTATTTAACTATGGAAATAATACGAAATGGACATTGCAACTCAAAGCAAGAAAGCGGCTCGAATCGAGTCATCACTACTGAACAAACTGGCTCTGATGGGTCAGAAGACATTCGCTAAAGCTATGGGCATTCCTGAATACCAGGTAAGCCGATGGAAGAGTGGATTCTTCTCTCAGGTGAGCATGATGCTGGCGGTTCTGGAATACGGAATCGAAGACGAGGAAATGGCAGAGCTGACAAAGCGACTTGCTAATTATCTCACCAAAGAAAAAGCCCCGATGAGCGGTAACTCGATCGAGGCTTAAACACACTGTGTTATGTCATTCACACAGGAGATATTTTAATGGTTAAGCAAAGATTTATCCAGGACGAAATACACAAAAATGTTGCTCGTGAAAGGTTCATTCGAACGTTTAGCCGTGAAGCTGCTGAGAAGTTGAAACAGGCGCTTGAACTAAGTAAACGTAAACTGGAGAGACCCGAATGAGCAATGTAGCCTACGCAGATTTCGGGGCGGTAAAAGCCCCGGTGGAGAGAAAAGTGGCAGAGCTGGAAGATGGCTATGCCAAGCTGTCCAACATGCTTCTTGAAGCCTACGCCGGAGCCGACCTGACTAAACGACAGTTCAAAGTCCTCCTGGCTATTCTGAGAAAAACATATGGCTGGAATAAGGCCATGGACAGGATTAGCGATTCTCAGATTTCTGAGATTGCAAAGTTGCCTGTAAAGCGTTGCAACGAAACGAAATTGCAACTGGTCAGAATGGGTCTTATCAAGCAGCAGGGCGGTATGTTTGGCCCCAACAAAAACATCACAGAATGGCGCATCCCTCAAAATGAGGGGATATCCCTCAAAACAGGGGATAAAACATCCCTCAAATTGAGGGAGTCATATCCCTCAAAACAGGGGGACACAAAAGACACTATACAAAAGAAAGAAATACAAGATAAAAACACTATGTCCGAAAGTGTTCGGACGAAGAGTGAAAAAGCATCTTACCGGCATGAAGAAACTGATAAGGCATTCGAGGAAATCTTCTGGTGTGCAGGAATGAGAAAAACCGGCAAGAAGAATGCCATTTCAGCATTCAGGACTCAGTTCTCATTATGGCGTAAAGAAACCAAAGGAACTGCAGACCAGTTTGCCAGCATGTTGGCGGAGGATATCCGGAATCGTGCAAGAATTCAGTTCGGATTCGATAATCTTCACCCTGCAACATACCTCAACGGGCAACGATGGAACGACGAAAAGCTTACCGCCGTTCAGCCACAACAAAGACCCGCATCCGCAATCACCGTGTCAAAAACTGGCTACGTATTCTTCGACAGGTGAACCATGAAATCCAGAATCAAATCGCTACTTATCGCTGGCTATAACCATGGCTGGCTTAGTTCTGCATTCGTTGAGTTCTGGTTTAACCATCTCGATCTGAGGTCAGCGTAATGACTCCAAGTGAACTTAGTGACCTGCTATGGACGCAGGTAGACAGGGTTGCTCCGCACCTGTTGCCAAATGGCAAGAAAGACGGGCATGAGTGGGTAGCTGGTAACGTCAGTGGCGACAAAGGGAATAGCCTGAAGATAAACCTTAGCGGAAAGAAAAAATGGGCTGATTTCGCTGAAGGTGATGGCGGGGACATGCTGGATTTGTGGATGGCCTGCCGGGGTATCAATCTTCATCAAGCAATGCAGGAAGCAAAAGCATTTCTCGGCATCAAGGATGATGATCATCATTTCGATGCAAAGCGTGATAAAAAATTCTCAAGACCAGATCGCAAGAAGATTGCGAAGTATGTCACCCGTTCAGAGCATCACATTGAGTATCTGAAATCTCGCGGTATCTCTCCAGAGATCGCCAAGCAATTCGAAGTAGTAAGCGGAAAGGTTTGGAACGGTGAGAGAGAGCTTGAAGCACTGGTTTTCCCATACAAGCGTGATGGAGAGTTACTTCAGGTTAAGCGCATCAGCACAGAGCGCCCAAATGGCAAGAAGGTAATCATGGCGGAAGGGGATTGCGAGCCTTGTCTCTTTGGTTGGCATGCTCTTGATGGAGGGGCTAGAGCAGTTGTTTTGTGTGAGGGTGAAATAGACTGCATGAGCTATGCACAATATGGGATAGCCGCGCTGTCAGTACCGTTTGGAGGCGGGAAAGGGGCGAAGCAGCAGTGGATTGAATTTGAGTTTCATAACCTTGATCGCTTCGAAGAAATCTTTATTTCGATGGACGTTGACGATGTAGGCCGAGAAGCGGCAAGGGAAATCGCAAGCCGACTTGGTGAGCATCGTTGCCGTCTTGTCGTCCTCCCACACAAAGACATCAACGAATGTCTTCAGGCTGGAATGACAGAAGACGACATCTGGCAGCTCATAGGAACAGCGTCATACTTCGATCCAGAAGAACTCTACAGCGCCAGAGAGTTTTACCAGGATACTATCAACGCCTTCTACGGCAAGCAGCAGTATCTTTTCAATCCACCATGGGAATCACTTGCCTACAACTTTCAGTTTCGAGAGTCAGAACTAACTCTGGTCAATGGGGTAAATGGTCACGGTAAAACTGAGGTCGTTGGACATATGGCACTTGAGGCTATGAGACAGGGAGTTAAAACATGTGTCGCCTCTCTGGAACTGAAGCCTGGAATCCTGCTTAAACGCCTTACCCGGCAGTCAACATGCTGCAAGATGCCTCCGGTTCTTGAAATAGAATCAGCATTTAAATTCTACGATGACCGGCTATGGTTATTTGGCCTAACAGGAACCGCCAAAGCTGAACGGCTGATTGAAATTTTCACTTACGCCAGAAGGCGCTACGGTATCCAGTTATTCATCATCGACAGCCTCATGAAGTGCGGGATTGGCGATGACGATTACAACGGGCAAAAGGCATTTGTCGATGCACTCTGTGACTTCAAGAACAAAACAAACTCTCACATCATCCTCGTTACCCACTCCAGAAAAGGTGACAGCGAGGAAAAGCCTACCGGGAAAATGGACGTGAAAGGCTCGGGAGCAATAACAGACCTCACAGACAACCTGTTTATCATCTGGCGCAACAAAGGCCGCGAGAGGGCGTTACAGAGAGCGCAGGCAGGAGAGCATCTTAGCGAGAAGGATGAGCAACTTCTTTCAGCACCAGCATCTGTACTGATGCTTGAAAAACAGCGAAATGGAGAAGGATGGGAGGGAGGAGTTCCGTTATTCCTGGATGAACAATCACATCAGTTCCTCCAGTTGGATGGCGCATCACCTTATAACTACATTGCTAACATGCCTAAGTCAGAATATGACGAAGTATGGCGGCAAGAGAATGTAACGGAGTATTGAATGACCGCCTACATCGCAGAAACACTAACAGGGCTGCTGACCATCGTCGCGGCCTTTTTTATTTTGATGAAGATATCAACCAGAGATTGAGAGAGATGCGAGCATCATGAAGATAACAGACGATGATTTCCTGCAGGTTGTATGGAGAGCGGTTGCTAATCACCTGCCATATGCGGCGACGCACAATTACTTTGGGAACAAGCGCGGCCTAGTCCCAAATGAAGAATTTTATATGCGCTATTCAACGCATATCTGTACAGCTTTTAGAGCCAACAGGTTGCTCCTCCCGATTGGTAATTCCGCCTCAATGAAGAAGATTAAGAAGCTAATTAAACAGGGAAGACTTGGCGCAGAGAAACATCGATTTGGTGGCGCTTTCCACTTCTGGCTACCTGACTCGCTTAACAAGCCTGCGTTTGAAGAAACCCTGAGATTGCTTGAGCTTAACGGTATCAATAAAGAGCCAGTAGACGCATCAGGATTCGATGCTATCGCCTATTCAATCACTGCATCATTGCTTGAAAAGTTTGGTGATAAACCAGTAGAGACCATGTTAATTCCAGTTAACACCCCAGAGCACTGATGGAGAGGAATGATGACATTTCCGCACATTTTAGAAATTCACGAAAAGGCAGCGGCAATTAACGCAGGCCGTAAGCCTCAGTTTGGTGACCGAATGCGAAATCTTGTGGCAAGCGAAAATAATCCGCGTCGTGACGCCTATTTCGTGAAACAGAAAAGAGTTACAGGTCGAATGAATCCAGGTCTTTGGTACACGATGACCGACCGTAAAGGTAACTTCTGGGACTCTTGCCCGAAAGGCCTGATTTTCATTGACGAGTGATGGAGAGGAATATGGACGAATCAAGAAAGCAGTTTGAGGAAGAAATGGAAAAACTTGGCGACTGCGTAGATATGCGCCGAGCAAAGAATGGCAATGAGGAATACATGTCATGGGATGTAGGCCTAGCCTGGAAATTCTGGAACCTGTCTCGCTCAGCTATCGAGATAAAAGCACCACGATTTATCAGCAGCAGAGAAGCGCTAGTCAAAGGATACACAGTGGACTATTCCAATGGCTTCGGTGATGCAATGGATGCTTATGAAGAATCCATCTGCGCCGCTGGAATCAAAGTGAAGGAGTGAGTATGAGCTTACCAAAACCATGTCCATTCTGCGGAAGCGGAGACGTCAGTATAGATAGTTACAGCGATGAGGCTTGGTTCTACGTCTGCTGTCGCGAGTGTGCTGCAAGTGGACCAGAAGATTCAACGGAAGTTAAAGCGGCATTAGCCTGGAATCGGAGAGCAGGAGATGAAGAAACTAACGTTTGAACTAAGAAGCCCCATTCATCAGCAGAACGCCATTCAAGCCATACAGCAAATCTTCCCCGACCCAACCAAACCAATCGTAGTGACCATTCAAGAGCGCAACCGCAGTATTGACCAAAACAGGAAGTTATGGGCTTGTCTTGGTGACGTCTCGCGTCAGGTTAACTGGCATGGTCGATGACTGGATGCTGAAAGCTGGAAGTGCATCTTCACTGCAGCACTCAAGAAGCAGGATGTCGTTCCTAACCTTAACGGTGATGGATTCGTAGTGTTAGGACAGTCTACCAGCAAGATGCGCGTCGGCGAGTTTGCAGGGCTTCTGGAGCTTATCCAGGCATTCGGCACAGAGAAGAATGTGAAGTGGTCTGATGAGGCTAGATTAGCGCTGGAATGGAAATCCAGATTCGGAGATGCGGCATGACAGATTATGAAAGCTTATTTAGCTATTGCAGAGACACAGGCTTGCTATTCTGGAAAATAAAGAAGCACCAGGTAAGACCAGGCATGAGGGCCGGAAATAAAAGAAAAGAAGGTTATGTGGCTGTGAGAATAAATGGGAAAGACCATAAGGCTCACAGAATTATATGGGTTATGCATAATGGGCCTATACCGCCATGATTAGAAATAGACCACATAGATGGTAACCCATCAAATAACCGCATAGAAAATCTTCGCGCTGTAACACATCTAGAGAATGGTAAGAACCAAAAACTACGAGTTAATAATAAAAGCGGAGCGACAGGTGTTTACTTCAATAAAAAATTGAAGAAATGGATCGCTTGCATGAGGATAAATGGAAAAGCGAAATATTATGGGTGTTACATTAATTTTCCCGATGCGTGCGAAGCAAGAATTGTTGCTGAGGTGAATGAGAGATTTCACCCTAATCATGGAGCTATGCGAGGGTAAAAATGAAAATGTCATGGTTTCATCATTTAAACCTTACTTCAGACGAAGCCAACCAGTTAATCACTCTCTACCACTCCCGCAACGTAAAGACCACAAAGCATCTGAGCGCCGACCCACGCCTGTGGATAGTCGGAGCCTTGCTTCCAGAGTACGCCAGCGAGCCAAAGGGTAGGAGTCAGTACCAACAAAGAATGTGGAGCTAGTTATGGTTGTGAAGCACACAAAACTCGTACTTGGGGCGGTAATTCTTGGCGGCACTGTTCTTTCAGCGGAGGTGAAATATGCGACTGTCAGAGAATTAAAGGATTCCAATTTATCTGAGTACAAATGCCCAAATCACCGCAGGCCTGAAAGGAAACTTCGGAGAGAAAAAAGATGACCAGCTTAGACGATGACTGTGCAGACCGTCTCGCTGACCTTCTCGAAGATATGGAAGGTGACGGCGTTGACTCTGTAGGAATGATGATGAACTGGGTAGCCGGATATGTGCAGGGAAAGTTAGAAGGCAGAGACGCTCAGGCATACATGTACCAGTTCGAAGATGCCGACATGATTATCCAGTTACAGGAACCGGAAGAAACCACTGCAGCGAGGGTGCATTGATATGGACTATTCACAGTTATCAGATTTTGAAATTAACAAGGCTGTTGCGGAAATTGTTATTAATGGCGATTGGTTTCTTGAGCCAAACGACGAAAACCCCTCATGGTTTTTTAACCTTGGAGTAGAAGGTAAAAATACCGTCAAGCTCCCTGACTACTGCAATAACGCTTCAGACGCGTGGCCTATCATCCAAGACAACTTAATCAGCATCATCTTCGATGAAGACGGCAACGAACCTCCGCAAAATGCCTGGTGTAAGGCCATCACCAAAACAGGTGAGTCTCACTATGGCAGCGAGAAAGAGCCCCTCAAAACGGCAATGATTGCCTTCCTGATGAAAGCCAATAAATGCACCTTCTGCGAAGGTAATGGATTCCTTCAAATTGACCATGGGCAAGACATCGGAGTTGAGCAAAAAGTCTGTCCAGAATGCGAAGGAAAATGCTATGCGCACCCTTAGCCAATCAGAAGCCCAATCCTACGAGCAGCAGAGCATACGTCGAACGCTGTGCGCAGGCTGCACGAAGGAGCTATCGCCAGAAGAAACCTACGCATGTGAAGAGTGCGTTAGCGAATGGCTGGTATATCGCGATCCTAATGGAGATATGTCGAATGAGGAAGGTAAGACGACGCTGTAAGAACGAAGAGTGCAGGGAATGGTTCTTCCCGCAATTTCAGAACCAGCAATGGTGTTGCGCTGATTGCGGTACGAAGATAGCACTCGAACGACGAAGCAAGGAACGCGAAAAAGCAGAGAAAGCAGCAGACAAGAAACGACGACGAGAGGAACAGCAGCAGAAAGACAGGTTAAAGATTAGAAAGCTCGCCTTAAAGCCCCGCAGTTACTGGATTAAACAAGCCCAACAAGCAGTAAACGCCTTCATCAGAGAAAGAGACCGCGACTTACCATGTATCTCGTGCGGAACGTTCACGTCTGCTCAGTGGGATGCGGGACATTACCGCAGTACCGCTGCGGCACCTCAACTCCGATTTGATGAACGCAATATCCATAAGCAATGCGTTGTATGCAATCAGCACAAGAGCGGGAATCTGGTTCCTTACCGCGTGACTCTCATTGAGCGCATCGGGCATGCAGCTGTAGACGAAATCGAATCTGACCATAAGCGCCATCGCTGGACTATCGAAGAATGCAAAGCGATTAAGGCGGAGTATCAGCAGAAGCTTAAAGACCTGCGTGACAGCAGAAGTGAGGCAGCATGACAGACATAAGCAGAGAGGTCTGTGAAGAGTACCTGGATGCCTTGATCACAGTGGAGTTATCCGTTCGATTCGCACAACTCGAAGACCGCAAGATTAACGCCACTATCCGCGCAACAGTAATAGAGTTACTCAAGCGCATCCGCGACAGGAAAATTCGCGCCATCTTCGCAGGTTTAGCCCGTCAGCCATTCCCTGATGGAGCCTTGAAGATGATGCGTCGCCAGTTAGACAGCTTAGTAGGAGAACCCGTATGTGCTCAGTAACTAACATCCAGCAAGTGAAATGGCAGCGTCACGCAGACATGGAGAAGCTCAAGGATATTGATGCACAGATTGCAGATGCGGAACGAGCTGTGAGCTTATTGGCAGAGCGTCGCCGGGAACTGGTGAACAGGTTGGGATTGAATAAGCCAGACGGTCCGGAGGCTGCATAATGGGAGTGCGTGAACTTAATCTGACAAAAGAGCAGCATGACTGGCTTAATGGCTGGCTCGAACTGTGGGGCGCATGGGTTTACTCGGGAAGACTGGAAAAACGCATGAGCAGCGTTATAGCGCAGTTTATGGAGAGGGTAGAGCCATCACGAGTAATGACAAGGCCAATGTGCAATGACGATGACGGAATGTTGATTTCTCAGGTCGTAGATTCCGTTATGCGCATCGACACAAAGGCCTTTGGTATTCTTCTCAGCTATTACTCTCACGGCTCCTCCAAGAGAGCAATTGCATCGTACTACCATGCGACTGCAAAACCACGCAAGATGTGCGGAAGAAGTGGAGAAGGATGGCGTAGACCGTCTCTGGCAACATGCAGAAACGAGATTGACGAAATTCTCAAAGCTTCACTCTTCGTTTTGTATCAACCCATGCAAGATGCGTTTAAAAGTCGCAAACGTGTTGAGAAAGTTAAACATGTTGCTCCTAAAAGGCTTGACAACCTTTTAGCCATTTAGCCATAATTACAGGGTAAGCTGCCGTTAGTGACTCTTAAGTTATTCCGGTGGCTAAATTCTGAATATTTAAAGCCCTGAGTTAATAGCTCGGGGCTTTTTGCATTTAGGGTCAGAAGCACAGCGGTTGTGCGTTCGGCTGTTAACCGAATGGTCGAAGGTTCGAATCCTTCCTGTCCCGCCAAATTCGCCGGTCTAGTTCAGTGGCAGAACGGCAGCCTTGTAAGCTGCGCGTCAGAGGTTCGATTCCTTTGCCCGGCACCACGACATTTCTGAAAGCGCCCTCCCAAACACCAGAACACCTCAGATGCCCTCTAACTTTCGTGGTTACGGGTAGGGCGTTTTACACATATGAAAAACCCAGCGCTTGGCTGGGCTTCGTGAAGATGGGTGGCAAGAGGCTGTTCGAGCAGTCTCTTGCCTGATCTGCCCATGCTCTTAATCACGGACAAACCACGTTACTGATAAACGTATCCTGGATTTGTTCACTCAACAACCACGTTAATTCCTAAATTGAACAGATCCCCGTTTTATGAGGGGTGGAAATGAAGCGTATGCACGATAAAGAAAGCATGGCGGGACTCTCATGGCTTGTCCTGCTAGGACTGGCGTGTTGGGGTGGTCTCGTGCGTTATCTAATTGACGTAAAGAACAACAAGGCAACGTGGAGTTGGATTAACGCGTTGGCGCAAGTTGCAGTGTCAGGATTTACAGGCGTAATTGGTGGTCTTATCAGCCTTGAAAGCGGTCTGAGTTTCTACATGATTCTTGCCACTTCCGGAATTAGCGGTGCAATGGGTTCCGTTGCACTTACCTACTTTTGGGAGCGTCTTACGGGGATGAAAAATGCAAAACAATAAGTTTAAATTTTCCCAGCGTAGTGAGACGAACCTGAAAGGTGTTAATCCTGACCTAGTGAAAGTTATTCGCCGCGCTCTGGAATTGACCACTGTTGACTTCATCGTTATCGAAGGATTAAGAACGCAATCCAGACAGAAAGAGATGGTCGCAACTGGCAAATCTCAGACAATGAAAAGTCGTCACCTAAGCGGTAATGCTGTCGACATCATCCCGGTTAAAACCACATGGAAAATCGAAGAATTCAAACATCTACTCAAAGCGGTCAAACAGGCTGCTGACGAACTAGGGATTAAACTCCGCTTCGGCATCAACTGGAAGAATGACCCGGCGCTGCCTATCGAAACCAAATTTATCGACGCCCCTCATGTTGAGATTCCAGCATGAGCATCAACCTGAAGTCGCTGGTTGTGCCAGTCGTAATGTTATTACTGGCTGCAACGGCATATATCTATCACGGAAAATATCAGAGTGAGTTATCCAGAGCGGAAGCCGCGGAAAGCAACCTCAAGTTAGCATCTCAAACAATATCAGATATGGAAATACGCCAACGTGAGGTTTCTGCACTGGATGCCAAATACACCGGAGAATTGGCAGATGCGAAAAAGCAGCTTGATGATCTTCAGCACTGTATTCGCACTGGCAAGTGTGGGTTGCGCATCAACGCCAAATGTCCAGCGAACGGAACGACCAGCACCGGCAGCATGGGCGATGCTTCCAGCCCCAGACTTAATGACTCCGCTGAACGGGATTATTTCACCCTCAGAGAGCGAATCGTCACAGTGACGAAACAGGTCGGCTATTTGCAGGACTACATCAACACACAGTGTCTGAGATGATGGAAGGCGGTACAGATGCGAGTCACTATTGATGGTGTTGATTATGCACCTGTAGGAACATCGGCAAGCATTGGGATATGCATAACAACACATAACAGGCCGGATGTTCTTAAGAAAGCATTAGAGCAGCACATGAAGCATCTACCGAGTAATGCTTTTGTCGTGGTTGTTGATGATGGTTCGAATCCACCTGCTATTGTTCCAGATAACATCAAATTGATCAGGCATGAAAAATCATTAGGGATTGTTGCATCCAAGAATGCAAGCCTTGAAGCTCTAATGGATGCTGGATGTGAGCACCTGTTTTTGTGGGACGATGATGCATGGCCTATCGCTGATAACTGGCATATCCAATACATCGAATCACCTGAGCCGCACCTGGCTTACCAGTTCCTTGACCTTGCAGGGCCACGCAAGATTAACGATATGACCGTGCTTTATCGCGATGATAAGCATGTTGCATACACAGGTCAGCGCGGAGTAATGCTTTATTACCACCGCAGCGCGATTGAAAAGGTCGGCGGGTTCGATCCTGTTTATGGTCGTGGAATGTATGAGCATCCTGACCTAGCTCTGCGTATCTACAATGCCGGTTTATCAACATGGGCGTTCGCTGATGTGGTCGGCTCTGAAAAGCTCATTCGCTCAATGGATGAATACGAAGAAGGTAGTCGTTCGATTCCACGCCCTGACCGTGAAGCACTAGTAAAGCGTAATGTCGCAATCTACAACGAACGTCGTGATACTGGCTATGCAGGGTACGCACCTTATCGTAAACAGCATAACGTTGTAATCACTACTCTGTTGACCAGCCAGCCAGACCCACAGCGCGGAACGAAGATGCAGGCAGACCCTAACTTACTTCAGCATTGGGCCTCATCGATTGCTGGCGCAAAAGCTGTAGTATTGGCAGATGAACTGACAGCACCACCTTTTGATGCGTTACTTTTCAAAGTTCCTTCCGTGAACATGAGCCCTTACTTTGCCCGCTGGCTGCATATCTATCAGCACCTGCGCGAACATCCTGAATATCGATTTGTCTGGTGTACCGATGGAACCGATGTCGAGATGCTAAGAGAACCATGGGCAGAAATGGAGCCTGGAAAAATATACGTTGGCTCTGAGCATAAGACCTACGATGACCAGTGGATGAAGGCAAACCATCACGGAAAGGCGTACAGCGACTTCATTGAACAACATCGTAATGAACCACTGCTCAATGCAGGTTTGTTAGGTGGTAGTCGTGAAGAGGTTATGGAGTTCGCCCATCGCATTATTCGTCAGCATTACCTGATTGAAAGCCATCGATTCTGGAAGATTGAAAGAGCGCCTGAAACGAAGGTTGATATGGGTGCATTCGGCATGGTAGCTAAGTCATTTGGCGATAAGGTAGTTACCGGCCCAAAAGTCCACACCATCTTCAAGTCTGAAGGTATCGGCAAGGAGTTGGCATGGTGGAAGCACAAGTGAAGTTTGTTGTCGTTGCCCATCATGAGCGATCCGAAGCAGCTGTGCTCCTGGCAAATGAAATCGATGCGCATCTGTTCATTGATGAAGGTAATCACGGAGCCAACTGGAATCATCGTAGAGCCATTGAATGGGCAGCAGAGCAGCCATGCCGTGTAGTGATACTGGAGGACGACGCGCTATTAGTAACTGACTTTGCTTATAAGGCTACCGAATGGCTAGGTCGCTTTCCTGACGCACTCGTTTCGTTCTATCTCGGAACAGGCAGACCTCCTCAGTATCAACTCGACATAGCCACAAAGCTAATAGCAGCAGATAAGGCCAGAGCAGACTACATCACGCTATCTCGCCTGATCCATGGCGTCTGCTACAGCGTACCGCAGCAGCACATCAAGCGAGTGCTGGATAAATGGAACCACAGCAAAGCAGCAGACTATGCAGTCGGTGATGCTTACGGTGGACCTGTTGTCTATCCATGCTACTCACTAGTTGACCACGCTGACGGGCAACCAGTAGAGCCAGCCAGAGACAACCAACCACGAACAGAGCGCCGTAGAGCATGGAGGTTATATGTCTAAGCTAAAGACACTGCAGCCACGCCTGAAGGCTATCGACACAAGACGAATCAAGCCTATTTATGGTGAACATCGTCGGGTAAGTGGTAGCGCAAGGGCAATCCTTAAGCGTCGCATCTATGTGCGCGACGGTGGTCATTGCTGCATGTGTAAGCGAGTAGTTGACCTGCATGACAGTGAGCTTGACCATCGCATAGCTCTACAGTTCGGCGGTGACAACGATGAGCGCAACCTGTGGACGCTTTGCATAGAGTGTCACTCAGGCAAATCATCGCGTGAAGCGTCAACGAATCAGCCTGACAGTGAGGCGCTCAAGCATCCTGTACCGCAAGATAATTTGCAGGACGGGCTTGTAATCCTCTGACCAGCTGCATGGGGGGTATGGTTGGGTATCAACATCGAACCCGCTCGACACCGCGCCCCCTCTCACGCGCAGAAAATTTCCCCTGAAACGGATTAGTTAACCCCAGCGTTAACCATATAAACCTATGAGGTGTACATGCTTACAGGGCAAAAAAAGAAGTTTGCTGATGCCCTGATGCGGGGCGAAAACCAAACACAATCAGCGAAATCGGCAGGATATAGCGAAAAGACAGCGAAGATTAAAGGCAGTCAGCTGGCTAAAGACAAAGATGTCATGACTTACATGGAGCGAGTGAAGAATCTTCCAGATGGAGTTTGCGACGAAGTGGAAGAACATAAAATCGAGTCGGTTCCTCATGTCGAGATTCCTCCTCGGTATGAAGACCCCATTGAAGTCATGAAAAAAATCATGAGCGACAACATACTTGTCGATCCAAAACTGAGTCTTGAAGCTGCTGCAAAGCTTGCACCTTATGTTTGCCATAAAATCGCCGAGCCAGGGAAAAAGGCTGCCAAGAACGAGGCCGCTAAAAAAGCTGTTAATAAATTCGGAGCAATGACGCCGCCTAAACTGGTTGTAAATAACAAGGGGTAATCCATGACTGAATGGTCTACTGCTTGTCCTGACTGGGAATCGAAACTGATTAAAGGCGAGTCAATCATTCCTCCACCCATTTTCCCGCACCAGGCAGAGCAGGCGCTTTCCATCTTCAAAGAGTTGCGCGTTTCTGATTTGCCAGGTAAGCCGACATTTGGTGAATGCTCAGAGGAGTGGGTATTTGACTTTGTTAATGCCATATTCGGCGGCTATGAAGCTGAGACAGGGAAGCAGCTAATCCGCGAATATGGTCTTCTTATCTCGAAAAAAAATACAAAATCGACCATCGCCGCAGGAATTATGCTGACTGCATTAATCCTGTGTTGGCGTGAAGATGAAGAGCATCTGATTCTGGCACCGACTAAAGAGGTCGCCGATAACAGCTTCAAACCCGCAGCCGGGATGATTCGCGCCGATGATGAGCTTTCTGATATGTTCCAGATTCAGGACCATATCCGCACCATCACACATCGCGTAACAAGAAATACGCTCAAAGTAGTGGCTGCTGACACCGATACGGTTTCAGGCAAGAAGTCAGGGCGCATTCTGGTTGATGAACTTTGGTTGTTTGGCAAGCGAGCTAATGCCGAAGCTATGTTTATGGAAGCGCTTGGTGGTCAGGTATCGCGCAATGAAGGCTGGGTGATATTCCTGACGACGCAAAGTGATGAGCCGCCAACAGGTGTGTTCAAGGAACGCCTTGATTACTGGCGTTCTGTGCGTGACGGGAAGATAAAAGACCAAAAAACGCTGGGAATACTTTATGAATTCCCTGATTCGATGGTTGAAAGCAAGGCTTACCTAGAGCCTAAAAACTTCTATATCACCAACCCCAACATTGGCAGGTCTGTTAGTGAAGAATGGATTGCTGACCAGCTCCTGAAGAACCAGAACAAAACTGACGGCACGTTACAGCAATTCCTTGCTAAACACCTCAATATTGAGATCGGTCTCAACCTGCGCAGTGACAGATGGGCTGGAGTTGACTTCTGGGAAGCTCAGATCAGACCTGTCAGCTTTAACGATATCCTTTCTCGCTCAGAGGTTGTCACCGTTGGTATTGATGGCGGTGGTCTCGATGACCTTTTAGGGCTTTATGTCATTGGACGCGATACAGAAACTCGCGAATGGATTGGTTGGGGCCATGCATGGGCGCATGAAATCGCTGTTCGAAGGCGTAAGAGCGAAGAATCACGCTTTAACGACTTTGTGAGAGCGGGAGACCTGACCATCGTTAAGAGAGTAGGTCAAGACACTGAAGAGGTGGCAGAGTACGTAAGCCGTATTCATGACGCTGAACTACTCGACAAGATTGGCATTGACCCGTCAGGCGTAGGTCAGATTCTGGATGCTCTTGTAGAGGCTGAAATACCTGAAGATGCCGTAGTAGGTGTTAGTCAGGGGTGGAAACTTGGTGGTGCAATCAAGACTACTGAGCGAAAACTTGCAGAAGGTGTCCTGATTCATGGTGGTCAGCCAATGATGGCCTGGTGCGTTGGGAACGCAAGAGTAGAGCCAAAGGGGAACGCAATCCTGATAACCAAACAGGCCAGCGGAAAGGGGAAAATTGACCCCCTCATGGCCCTTTTTAATGCCGTCTCGTTAATGGCTATGAATCCAGAGGCGAAGAAACAAGATTACCAGGTATTTTTCATATGACATTCACGTCAGTTAATGACCCGCTTCGGCGGGTTTTTTCGTTTCTGGAGGATAGTAAATGACGCTGAACCGGGCATGTACCATCATGACGGTGAAGTCAGTTGATGAAGACAAAAGAATCATTGTCGGTATTGCATCAACTCCATCACCAGACCGTGATGGCGACATTCTTGAGCCAAGCGGTGCAAAGTTTCGTGAAGAAATCCCGTTTCTTTGGCAGCACGACAGAAGTCAGCCAATAGGGAACTGCACCCCAAAGATGGTGAAAGAAGGCATTCAGATCACCGCTCAGTTAGTTAAGCCCACACAGGATATGCCATCTCAACTTGCAGCTCGCCTTGAAGAGGCTTGGGCATCTATTAAGTCGCAGTTGGTTAAAGGCCTTTCGGTCGGGTTTAAACCCATTAAATACGAATTTCTTGATTCAGGCGGCGTCCATTTTCAGGAATGGGAAATGCTTGAAACATCCGCAGTAACTATTCCTGCAAACGCCGACTGCTCAATTCAGACAGTTAAATCTTTTGACCGCCAGTTACTCGCCGCGCTTGGCAATGAGAAACCAGTGGTTAAAGCAAATCAATCCGCTGGCGCTACAGCACAAAAACAAACTTCTCAAAAAGGAAAACCAACGATGAATATCGCTGAACAGATCAAAAGTTTTGAAAACAAGCGTGCAGCGCTGGCCGCTTCACTGAATGACATCATGAGCAAAGCCGCCGATGAAGGCCGCACTCTGGATGCAGAAGAAACCGAAAGCTATGACAACACGTCTACCGAAATCAAATCAGTAGACGAACACCTAAAGCGCCTGCGCGACATGGAAACCAGCATGGCATCAACTGCCAAGCCGGTAACTAAAGCAGCATCTGGTGAAGTGGCGGTGGTAAATAATGCGCCTTCTATCATCCGTGTTGAGCCTAAGCTGGAAAAAGGGATCGCCTTCGCTCGTTTCGCGAAGTCACTGGCAGCGGGTAATGGTAGCCGATCTGAAGCACTCCAGATTGCAAAAAATCAGTATCCAGACGACACCAAACTTCACCACGTTTTGAAGGCCGCTGTTAGTGCTGGTACTACTACTGACCCAACATGGGCTGGCGCTCTGGTTGAATACCAGGATTATGCGCAGGACTTCGTTGAATTCCTGCGTCCGCAGACCATTATCGGTCGCTTTGGTCAGGGTAATATCCCATCTCTGCGCCAGGTTCCTTTCAACGTTCGTATCCCTGCGCAAACTTCAGGCGGCTCTGCAAGCTGGGTAGGTCAGGGTAAAGCCAAGCCTTTGACTAAATTTGACTTTGCGACCATCACCTTTGGCTTCTCAAAAGTGGCATCAATCGCGGTGTTGACTGAAGAACTGATCCGCTTCTCTAACCCGTCTGCAGATGCTTTGGTGCGTAACGCGCTGGCAGAAGCGGTTATTGCTCGCCTGGATACCGACTTCATTGACCCTGCTAAGGCGGCAGTTGCTGATGTTTCTCCGGCATCCATCACCAATGGCATTACTGCTATTCCGTCAACCGGTGATCCGGATACCGATGCTGCGGCTGCTTTTGGTCAGTTCATTACCAACAACCTGCAACCAAATGGCGCTGTATGGCTGATGTCCAGCACCACAGCACTCACTCTATCTATGCGCAAAAATGCACTTGGTCAGAAAGAGTACCCGGATATGACCATGTTGGGTGGTACTTTCCAGGGCTTGCCGGTGATCGTATCCCAGTACGTTGGTAATCAACTGGTGCTGGTTAACGCACCGGATGTTTATCTGGCAGATGATGGCGGTGTTGCAGTTGATATGTCTCGCGAAGCTTCTCTGGAAATGCAGAGCACTCCTACCCATGACAGCACGACACCAACTCCGGTTGAACTGGTATCCATGTTCCAGACCAACAGCGTAGCAATCCGTGCAGAACGCTGGATTAACTGGAAACGCCGACGTGATGCAGCAGTAGCTGTTATCTCTGGTGTCGATTACAGCACTGGCGCAACAAGCTAAGAAGGAGGGCGGGGGAAACCCCCGCCATTTGATATGGCGAAGATCAGATACCTGCAGCGTACACATGACTCATTGCCAGGTGATGAGAAAATTGTGAATGACCAGTGCGCTAGGGTACTGGTCTTGCTTCATAAAGCAGAATACATATCCGGTAAAAAGCCCGGACGACAAAAAAAGAAAACAGGTAAAGCGGAGAGTGGCTGATGTGGAATCCTTTTAGACGGAAAGAGAAAGCACTACAGCAACCATCATCTCGCGTCTGGACTCCGATATTTTCCTTTGTCAGAGAACCTTTCGCGGGTGCATGGCAAAGAAACATGGAGATCAGGAATGAAACCGCACTTTCCTACTATGCGGTGTTTTCCTGCATCACATTGATTGCCAGTGACATTTCAAAAATGTACCCGGCAGTTCAGGCCAAAGATTCTAACGGTATCTGGAAAGAAATATCAGATTCCAGTTTCGACAGCCTGATCAGCAGGCCTAACCAGTTTCAGAATACCATTCAGTTCTTTGAAACATGGATGAACTCAAAGCTTTCTCGCGGTAACACCTACGTCATGAAGGTAAAAAACAGTGCCGGTAAGATTACAGAGCTACGCATTCTTGACCCTGATAAAGTCACGCCGCTTGTAGCTGATGATGGTTCTGTCTTTTATCAAATCAGTCCTGACCAGATTAGTGGTTTACCGACACAAGTTACCGTTCCTGCTCGCGAAATCATTCACGATCGCTTCAACTGCCTCTTTCATCCTCTGATTGGTGTTTCACCTATTTATGCCTGCGGTCTTGCAGCAATGCAGGGTAAGCACATTCAGGAAAGCTCTGCTTTCTTCTTTAAGAATGGTGGGAAACCTAGTGGCGTTATCACGATTCCAGGCTCAGTTGATGCTGCAAAAGCAAAAGAAATAAAAGAAGCATGGGATGCAGGTTACACAGGTGAAAACGCAGGTAAGACTGGTCTGTTATCTGGTGGCGCAGAATACAAAGCGATCACAATGTCTGCAGTTGATGCGCAGACTGTTGAGCAGCAGAAACTTTCTGCTGAAATGGTTTGCTCAGCTTTTCACGTCCCGGCATATAAGGCTGGCGTTGGCGAAATACCAAGCTCTGATAACGTTGAAGCACTAGAACAACAATATTATTCACAATGCCTTCAGGTACTGATTGAGTCTATTGAATCGCTTCTGAAAGAAGCTTTCGAACTTGATGCGAAAAAGCGCGTTGAGCTTGATATCGGCGCACTGTTACGCATGGACAGCGAGCGCAGAATGAAGGCGCTTGGTGATGGTGTTAAAAATACCATCCTTACACCAAATGAAGCTCGTAAAAGCGAAAACCTGCCTCCAATTGAAGGAGGTGATTCCTTGTTCCTGCAACAGCAGAACTACAGCCTGGCAGCACTGGCAAGACGCGACGCATCAGAAGACCCGTTCGGAAAAGGGCAGCAGCAATCGCAACCATCACCAGAGCCTGAAGACGAAAGTGGAAAGGCACTAAGCGAAACAGAACTTTTCGCGGCGAAATCAATGCTCAGAGGATTATTAAAAAAATGAATGAACGTGAATTATCCCTGATTAAAGCGCTTGGCGAAGAGTTTGGGTTAGCCATTCAAAAAATGGCAGATGACTTTCAGCAAGCGCTGGAGAAAACAGCCAGTAATTTTGAATCGCAACTGGAAGAACTGAGGAAATCAATACCTGAAATTAAACAAGTAGAAATTCCTGATGTATCCAAAATGGTTACAGAAGCGGTAAGTGCTATTGAGTTGCCAAAAGTGGCAGAGTTACCAGATATAAACCAACTCATAAGTGGCGCAGTTTCAGATGCAGTTAAACAAATAGCAGAATCTATTCGTATTCCAGAGGATGGGAAAAGCGTCACTGTGGATGAATTACGTCCATTAGTGGAAGAAGTTGTTAAATCCTCCATCCCGGAGCCTGTTGACGTAGAAAAACTGATAGAAGATGTGGCGGCAAAGATTCCTGTTCCTGTCCCTGGTGCTGATGGGAAAGATGCTTTATCAATTGAGCTTGAACCATTTATTGATGAGCAGAAATGCTACCCTCGCGGAACCTACGCAACACACAACGGTGGCCTATGGCGCTCACATGAAAAGACTCACGGCATGCGTGGCTGGGAATGCATCGTTGACGGCGTATCGAATGTAGATATCAAACAGGATAACCAGAGGACATTCTCAATCTCACTCCAAAGAGCAAGCGGGGCAATTGAGGTTAAATCTTTTGATATGCCGGTAACTATCTACCGTGATGTGTTTAAAGCTGGTATCGAGTATCAGCCTGGTGACACAGTAACCTGGGGGGCTCAATGTGGCACTGCAACGAACCTACTACAGACAAACCAGGTGAAACGGGCTCTAAGGGATGGACACTTGCTGTTAAGAAAGGGCGCGACCTGAGGGATAGGCCATGATTGAACTGGTGACGCTCGACGAGGCGAAGATGCATCTCCGTATTGACGATGATTACGGGGATTCTGACCTTACCTTAAAAATACAGGGTGGAAGTGCAGCAATCCTTTCCTACATTCATGGAAGTCGCGCACTGGTCGTTGATGAGTCTGGAAATCTTATCGATGGTGAGCCGCTTACTCGCGTTCAGACAGCACTGTTGGTTCTGCTTGGCTATCTTGACCGAAACCGTGGAGGCGAAGAGGAAGAGAAGCTGAAGCAGGGGGAACTTCCATTTTCAGTCTCAATGCTGATTTACGACCTCCGTAAGCCGACAATTCTTTAAGGAGGTTGCATGGCATGCGCCGGATGCGCCAAAAGGCGCGAGTGGATTAAAAAGTGGACGAGGATTGCCTATGAACGAGCAGCAGGTAAACGAATTAACGATAGCGCTGAAGGCGCTGGCGGCGTCTCAACTCAAACAGGCAGAAGCGATAAATCGCTTGGCTCAGGCAGATGAAACGCTGGTATCTCTGATTGCAAAAACGCTCGTTGATGAAATTGACGATGATTTGCCACCGCAAACCTATCTTGATGGAAAGCCGAGGTAATTGTGGAATTTGCAAAACTGCGCCACCGCATCACCATCCAGCGGAGAACGGCTATCCAGTCACCTACTACTGGTGCAATGGAATACACCTGGAATGACCTTGCAGAAGTGTGGGGGAGCGTGGTTTCCTCTTCTGTCAGGGACTTTATTACAGCCCAGGCATCAAACGTAAAAGCAACGGCCAGAATCACTATCCGCTATCGTGAAGATATACAGGAGAAAGACAGAATCCTGTTCCGTGGCAAGATTTACAGCATTGAAGGAATTCTTCCTGACCCTGAAAGCGGACTTGAATATCTGACACTTCCATGTTCAGAAGGAGTGAAAGATGGCTGATGGCATAGAGTTTAAGCTTGAAGGTGTAGATTCACTTCTCGGTAAACTGGAGACGATCACATTCGAAACTAAACGCAAAACAGGACGCGCTGCGCTCAGAAAAGCAGGAAATGTGATTGTTACACAGATTAAGCGTAACGCAGAGCGGCTTGATGATCCTCATACCGCACGTAGCATTGCTGATAATGCTGCGTTGCGCTGGAATGGAAGGATGTTTAAGCAGACTGGAGACCTTGCTTTCAGGATAGGAATCCTTCAGGGCGCTATTCTTAAGAAGCATCCAAGCACCGCGAAAGATGCACCAACCCCGCACTGGCGTCTTCTTGAGTTCGGCACTGAAAAGATGGCAGCAAAACCGCTCGTTCGTGCTGCTGCAAATTCCAGGCTGATAGAGGTTTTCAACACCTTCTCTGTTAACTACGAAGCGGGGATAGACCGAGCTATCAAACGAGCGCAGAAGAAAGGAGAGACGGCATGATTGCTCCTATTTTTCCAGTTTGCGCGTCGAGTCCTGAAGTTACTGCCTTACTTGGAAGTAATCCGGTAAGAATTTATCCGTTCGGCATTCAGGATGATAACGTTGTTTATCCATACGCCGTCTGGCAGAACATCAGTGGCTCACCTGAAAACTTCCTAAACCAACGACCAGATGCGGATATGTTTTCGCTTCAGGTTGATATCTATGCCAATACCCCTGATGAAGCCATTGCTGTCGCTAAAGCTATGCGTAATGCGATTGAAGTGAAGGCCAACATTGTTCGATGGGGTAATCAGACGCGAGACCCTGAAACGTTCAGGTATCGATATTCATTCGACGTTGACTGGATAGTCAATAGATAACAAACCTTCCACAACCGGCCTTGAGCCGGTTTTTTTATACCCGGAGATAATTATGTCAGTAGTGACTCAAGGCACTCAGATGTACGTTCTGAACAACGGTGTGGTAAGCGAAGTTGAATGTATTACTTCGTTTTCACCTGGTAGTAGCCCGGCAGACCAAATTGAAGATACCTGCCTTAGCGAAACCAATACTCGCTCATACAAAAAAGGGCTGCGCACACCAGGTCAGGCGACAGTTGCTCTTAACGCTGACCCGGCAAACGCCAGCCATGTGATGTTAAGTAACCTGGCTGAATCAAGCGATCAGACAAACCTGACCTTTGCTATCGGATGGGCTGACGGTACGGATTCACCAACTGTAGCTACTTCTGGCGACCCAGACGCGGTTGATGGCCTTTCCTTGCCGGATACGCGCACCTGGTATGTATTCCAGGGCTATGTCTCAGATTTCCCATTCGACTTCCAGGCAAACACCGTAGTCCAGACCTCAGCAACTATTCAACGCTCAGGGCAGGGTGTATGGGTCCCAAAAGCACAGCCAACAAGCTAATCGCTATCAGTCATTAAACAGCGGGGGAAACCCCGCATATCAAGGATAATCAATGAAACTGACTCTGGATTCACTAAAGCAGGCTGGCGCATTTACCGGTCGTCCTGTTGAGAAGGAAATCACCTGGAAGCAAGGTGAAAAAGAACTCACCGCAACCGTCTATATCCGTCCTATGGGCTATCACGATGCTGTGTCTACCGTTCTTTCTGCGGCTGGGAAGATTGACGGTGTCGCTGGCCGTATTGCTTCATCAATTTGCGATGAGAATGGTCATCCAGTCTTTACTGTTGCTGACGTTACAGGAGAGGCAGACCCTGAACGCGGTGCGTTAGACGGAAACCTTACCGTTGCGTTGCTAGTTGCTATTCAGCAGGTCAACGAACTGGGAAAGACGAACTCAGCGCAGAAGACGAATTCTGGTGTGAATTAGTTCTCAATGGGATAGGCGGTCGCACCATTGCCGAGGCAAAGGAGCGCGTTAGCGTAACTGAATACCGGGATTGGGTTCTTTACCGACAGAAGTATGGGAGCCTTAACGGAATGATGCGTACTGAATGGGCCGCAGGCCTTATTTCTTCTGTGCTGGCTAACGTAAACCGAGGAAAAGATTCTCCTTCCTTTAAAGTAACAGATTTCACACCACACATTAACGAGCCTGCTATCTCACTGGATCAGGCTATGCAGGAGTGGACATAGCATGGCTGGTAAATCCCTCGGTACATTGACTATCGACCTTGTGGCTAAGGTTGGTGGTTTTGTCTCTGGCCTTAGCCAGTCTGAGAGAGCATCTCAAAAATGGCGTAAACAAGTACAATCAGATGCTAAGGCCGCTGCTACAGCATTCACTGCTTTTGCCACAGCTGCCAGCGCTGCAGCAATTGGCGTTGGTGTCGCTGGCTATAACCTTCTTAAAACGACATCAAAGCAAATTACTGAAACTGACCGTTGGGCAAAGTCGCTCAATATGTCAACCCAGTCGCTTTTAGCCTGGCAATATGCTGCAGAAAAAGCCGGTGTTTCAGGTGACCAGATGGCTGATATCTTCAAAGATATCGGTGATAAAATTGGTGATGCTGTATTAAATAAGTCTGGTGAAGCGGTAGATGCACTGAATGCGCTTGGTTTATCAGCAAAGAAGTTAGCAGGTGAATCGCCTGATAAGCAATTAATAGCTATCAGCAACGCTCTCGTAAAAATCAATACAAATGCCGAAAAAACCACAATTCTCGAAAGCCTGGGTAATGACCTTTCAAAACTTCTTCCACTGTTAGATCAGGGAGGCGAAAAGCTTCGCCAGTACATGGATGCCGCCAAACAATTCGGCGTGGCTCCAGACGATGCAGATATTGAGAAGCTTGTAAAAGTAAACTCCCTGTTTGAAGACATGGAGACTCAGGTCAATGGCGTAAAAATCGAGATAGCGACAGGACTGGCTAGCGTAGATCTTTCCGGGCTACAGAATGCAATCACTGACATGGGTGATGTGTTCAAAGACCCACAAGTAATTCAAGGTCTGACGGATTTAGTCAGTGGAGTTGTAGACCTTGCAACATGGCTTGTAAGGGTAGGTGCTGAGGCAGGAAAATTAATAGATCTTTATAAAGGCGGTAGTCCAGTTGGCGATAACGCTTCACTAGAAGATATAGAACGTCGCATAAGAAATCTTAAGGCTGATCTTGAGGATGAGGGTTTCTTTGCGAGCGTCAATAGAATTGGCATGGACGAGAGTGGCAAGAAGGCTGAACTAGCCCAACTTGAGCGCCGCGTATCAATTATGAAGGCTGGTAATAATCTTCCACTGACACCTGCCTCTGTTGGAGCAACAACTCCAACGCTAACCGATTACAGTCTTGGTAAAGGAGAGACAAATAGCAAGGTAGTTACTGACGCAGGCGTGAAGAAATTAGACTCTGCGTTTAAGTCACTGGAAATGAGTTACCAGCGACAGATTGCATTAATCGATACGACTGGCAAGAAAACACAACAAGTTACAGAGCTTGAGAAGCTACGATTTGACCTGACATCAGGGAAGCTAACGGGAATAAACGCATCTCAAAAAGAGAGATTAGAGCAACTCGCCACTGAGATAGATAGACTCAACTCACTCAAGAAAGCCAACGAGGAAAACCTGAAGCTTGTTGAGTTTTCCGCCAATCTTAGAAAGCAGAATCAGAACGACCAGGCAGCAAACGATGCTGATTTTGTTGGTGCCGGGATGGGCGACAAAACCAGACAGCGGATGAAAGAGCTACTGGAAATTCAGCGTGGATTTCTGGAAAAACAGGCTGACCTGCAGAAGCAATTTCAAAGCGGAGATATTAGTAAGTCTCTTTATGACCAGGAGACAGCAGCTCTCCAGCAAGCTCTAGATGAAAGGCTGGAAATTCAGGAAGACTACTACAAAAAGTCTGATGATCAGATGGGAGACTGGCAAAGTGGCATCATGGATGCGTTGAACGATTATGCCGACAATTCTGCGGATTACTATCAGACTGCTGCAGATGCAATGACCTCTATTCTTGGTGGTGCGACATCTGCCATTTCTGACAACCTCAATGATCTTGTTCATGGCGCTCAAGACCTTGGTGACTTCTTCAGTAATATCTTCTCCAGTCTTGGCGAGACAATCATTAAAACACTTTCTGATATGGCAGCTCAGTGGCTGGTATATCAGGGTGTGCAATTGCTCGTCGGTAAATCAACTCAGGCAAGCGCGGCGGCATCTATGCTGGCAAATGCACAGGCTTCATCTTTGCAAGCTCAGATAGCTGCTTACGCATCTACAGCTGCCATTCCAATTGTCGGTCCAGCGTTGGCTCCTGCAGCTATGGCAACGGCAGCTGCTGTAACCGCTCCGCTTGTTGCAGCGGTAGGGACTTCTGCGCTGGCAGGTATGGCACATGATGGTATAGATAGCGTACCGGAAACTGGTACGTGGCTCCTGCAGAAAGGCGAGCGAGTTGTCACATCACAGACATCTGCGAAGCTTGATGAAACTCTGGATAGAGTAAATCAGCAGTCAACTCAAGGGGCAAGCTTCTCACCCGTTATCAACATGAATGTTAATGGTGACCCTTCAGATACGCAGATTGCCATGATGAAACAGGCTGCAGCGGAAGGTGCAAAGATGGGATATCAACAAGCAGCTAGCGACCTTGCAAGCGGGAAGGGTGATATATCTAAGGCGATGATGCGATGGAACACTAACAGGAGAACAGGGTAATGGCTAAAACTACCAGCATTAATTACCCGAATGAATACCTTCCAATCCCGCTACAGGAGGGTTTCGGGATGAAGCCTGTTAGTCCATTGTTAAGGACAGAGCTAACATCAGGAAGGGCAAGGCAACGCAGGCTTTACACATCGACACCTACTCAAGCATTAGTAGCATGGCTATTTACTGATCCAGAGGCGGAACTATTTGAGGCCTGGTACAGAGACACCATTACTGATGGTGCTGACTGGTTCAATATGCCTCTCCGTTCTCCACTTGGCATCATAGATATGTATGTTTGCAGGTTCGTTGATATCTATGAAGGACCAACGATTGAAGGTGGTAACTACTGGCGTTACACAGCAACGTTAGAGCTATGGGAAAGGCCTGTTCTTGCTCCTGGCTGGGTTGATTTCCCTGATTACATTATCAACAGCAGTATTATTGATATTGCGCTTAACAGGGAGTGGCCTGAACCATGACAATCCTGAATCGCCTTTATGCTTCGTCTGGTGAAGAGGTGATTATAGAAACCCTGCAGATAAACATTGGTAGCGAGGTTTATTATCTGTGTAAGGGGTTCGATGATATCACCGCAACTACAGAGAACGGGAATGTTGTGACATTCCAGGCGACGGCTATTGATATTGCTCTTCCTGCAAGAAACAGCGATGGTACGCAGGACCTACAGTTTGCTATCGACAATATAGATGGTGTTACTTCAACAGCGATACGTAATGCACTGGATAATCTTTCAGAGGCATCATTAACCTACCGTAACTACGTGTCTACCGATCTGAGCGCTCCAGCTTCAGTACCATACACTCTGGCTATAAAAAGTGGGTCATGGACAGCGACACAAGCTCAAATTACAGCCGGCTATATGAACGTTTTAGACACCGCATGGCCTCGCCATCGTTACACCCTTCCGTATTATCCTGGCCTCCGTTACATGAGTTAAGGAGCGGCAATGTTTAATCCTGACAAATACCTTTCTGTCACGTGGCAGAAGGGAGGTCGTGTTTACCCTGAACTTGACTGTTTCGGTATCGTCAATGAGGTACGTAAAGACCTCGGACTTCCACTCTGGCCTGATTTTGCTGGAGTAACAAAGGATGATGGAGGTTTAAACCGGGAGGCAAGAAAGCTCATGCTGTTCCTGGAAAAGTGTGAACCTTGTATTGGCGCTGGCGCTGCGTGTTACTCAGGTTCTACCGTTACTCACGTTGGGGTGGTGGTAGAAATTAACGGACAACTTCACGTAGCTGAATGTAATCCCGGAATGAACGCAACCTTCCTTCCTGTCGCGCGTTTCAAACGTAGATTTGTTAAAGTGGAGTTCTGGAAGTGACAATCCGAATCTATCCGTCACGCCTGCCTGGCGAGTCTATCGAAACGCATGAGCATGATTCTCTAACCATTCATCAGTGGCTTGCTAAAAATGTTAGTGGCTACAAGCCAGACATGAAGCATCCTATCGCTATTGATGTTGATGGTGAGAATATTCCACCACAGGCATGGTTTGAATACGCCATAAAGTCAGACAGTGATGTACGCATCTATCCAGTGCCTTATGGCGCTGTGGCGTTGGCATGGATTGCTGTTGCAGTTTCAGTAGCATCAGTTGCTTATGCTCTTTTCTTCGCTCCAGGAGTTGGCGATCTTGGCGGGTATTCATCTGGTACTGGTAACCCGCTTGACGTAAACCCAGCTAAAGCTAACAACGCTAAGCTCGGCGATCCTATTCGGGAGCTATTCGGTCGTAGTCGTATTTACCCTGATTACGCGGTTCAGCCGGTTGCCAGATTCTCACCATCTGATCCGACTGTTATGACAGTGGAAATGTTTGTTGTTCTCGGAAGAGGAAGATTCTCATTTGGTGATGGAGATATCAGAGTTGGTTCAACTCCATCTACCTCTCTTGAGGAGGGGTTTAGCTATACCAAATATGAACCAGGCGCTAATGTCAGCGGAGACAGAAGAACAGAAAACTGGTTCAACTCCACAGAGGTCGGAGGAACAGCATCCGGTTCTGGTCTTGATATGGCTCAAACCGCTCCAGATTCAGATGATGTAGTTGCTCAGTCTCTTACTGTTTCTGGAGCAACAGTAACATTTAACGGCATAACTAACGATGATGGTACTACAACAAATACACTGCCAGACTCATGGGTGGTAGGTGCCATTGTAGAGCTTATTGTTCCTGATTCTTATGTCGTAACTAACGATGGTGCGTACAGCAGAATTACGAGTGACGTACTTTCAGAGATTGCTGGTGATGCTGCCAACTTACTGATTTAGTGTATGATGGTGTTTTTGAGGTGCTCCAGTGGCTTCTGTTTCTATCAGCTGTCCCTCCTGTTCAGCTACTGACGGGGTGGTGCGTAACGGCAAAAGCACCGCCGGACATCAGCGCTATCTCTGCTCTCACTGCCGTAAAACATGGCAACTGCAGTTCACTTACACCGCTTCTCAACCCGGTACGCACCAGAAAATCATTGATATGGCCATGAATGGCGTTGGATGCCGGGCAACTGCCCGCATTATGGGCGTTGGCCTCAACACGGTTTTACGTCACTTAAAAAACTCAGGCCGCAGTCGGTAACCTCGCGCATACAACCGGGCAGTGATGTGATTGTCTGCGCTGAAATGGACGAACAGTGGGGCTACGTCGGTGCTAAATCACGTCAGCGCTGGCTGTTTTACGCGTATGACAGGATACGGAGGACAGTTGTGGCGCACGTTTTCGGTGAACGCACTCTGGCCACACTGGAGCGTCTTCTGAGCCTGCTGTCGGCCTTTGAGGTCGTGGTATGGATGACGGATGGCTGGCCGCTGTATGAATCACGCCTGAAGGGAAAGCTGCACGTTATCAGCAAGCGTTACACTCAGCGCATTGAGCGACATAATCTGAATCTGAGACAACATCTGGCAAGGCTGGGACGGAAGTCACTGTCGTTCTCAAAATCGGTGGAGCTGCATGACAAGGTCATCGGGCATTATCTGAACATAAAACACTATCAGTAAGTTGGAGTCACTACCCACTGTCAGTGTTGTCTGAGAAGTAGTGCAGTCCATCCACTTTCCCATAGAGGTCCAGTTTATTGCCGTCTTTATTATAGACTTCAGCAGAATGGGCTGCGCCAGCAATCAATAATGCTGGAACGAGCATTGCCAATACTTTTCTTTTCAT